GTCAAACTGCTGGCCAGTACGCACCCTTCCGTGCTTACATTCCGGGCTTTGCTGATGGCAGCGGTACTGCAACCGTTTACGTCACAAACGAGGATTCCGCCCTGTCTAACCGCATGGTGGAAGACGTGCTGCAGCGTCAGCAAGTTGGTTGCGCTTTCAAGCTCTACACCGACAAGCAAAGCTCTGAAGCCCTGAGCCGCTCCATCGCTATGGATGCCGTGCTGCTGACCGCCAGCCTGAATGTCAACCCTGACGACGCTCAACAGGTAGAAATCACCTTCCGCCCTGCTGGTGTGCCGACTTTCGACTTCAGCACCTCGGTCTGATTTCAAAATACAATCTTTGCCCTCGGCTTGCGCTGGGGGCTTTTTTGTGCCTAAAGTAATAACAAACGACTTGTTTTTATGCCTGCGCCTGTTTTGTCTGCTCTTGCTCGGCTGAAAAAGGCTGCAAACCTGACGCCTATTAAGCGCGTTGTTACCTTGAGCGATGGCGATACGTTTGAGTTTTACGCCACCGCTTTGACCATGGCAGAACGTGAACGCGCACAGAAGATGCCTGGAGGCGATGACGCCAACGGCTTTGCATTGAACTTGCTCGTAACAAAAGCAGTTGACGAGGCTGGTCAGCGCCTGTTTCAAGCCGGTGAAATTGCCGAGCTGAAAAATGACGTGCTTGATGCCGACCTTCAAGCCATGATGCTTGCCATCATCACCAACCCAGAAGAGCAGCAGGAAACTGACATGAAAAGCGCTAAAGGCTGATCTTAAAAAGGACAACCTGCTGTTACTACAACTTGGTGTCGCAAAAGAGCTGGGCTATTCGTTAGCTCGGCTCAATGCAGAAGTCACCATGGAAGAGCTGCTGATTTGGAGCAGCTACTTTGACCTGCTTAACGAAGAGCAGGAACGTAGACTGAAGCAACGCCGTAGGTAAGCCGTGTCTGTCGTTGCCAACGTTGCCATTAACGTTGATAGCCGCAACGCGGTTAACCAATTACGGCAGGTTGAAACGCGAGCAGCGGCAACCGAAAAAGCATTTGGTGCGCTACAGCGGGCTGCGGCAGCATTTGGTGCTGGCTTTGCACTGACCAAAGTTATTGCTGACGTAAAAGAACTTGACACCAATCTGCGTCGTCTTGCCACTGTTGGCGGCGATGTTCAAGCGCTTGACAAAGGGCTGGGTGCTCTTAGCAAACAACTTGACGGTGTAGCAAGCAAGGCTGAGCTGGCGGCTGCTAGCTATCAAGCGCTGTCCGCTGGCTTTACGGAGACTGGCGCCAACTTAAAGGTTGTTGAAGCTGCGACAAAAGCTGCAGTTGGTGGCTTGGTTGATGTAACCAGCGTAGTGGAAGTCACCACCAAAACACTCAATGCTTATGGGTTAAGCGGTGAATATGCGATCAAAGTTACTGACAGCATTAGCAAAGCAATTGAATTCGGCCAAGTTCAATGGTCTGACTACACCAGTCAGTTAGGTCGCGTTGCCGCTACTGCTGCTCTGGCTGGCGTCAGTATTGACGAAATCAACGCATTTGTTGCGGCGGCGACGAAGAATGGCGCAACGGCAGAGGTTGCTTTTACTGGCCTTAGTGCTGCGTTGGCAACCCTTCTTAAGCCAACAAAAGAAAGCACAGATGCGGCTGCAGCGCTTGGCATTGAATGGAACATTGGCGGCCTTCAAGCGAAAGGATTTACTGGACTGCTTGAAGATCTCAGCAAAAAACAAGATGCAAACAAAGAGGCTGTTGCTGCGCTGCTTGGATCACAAGAGGCTTTACGTGGCGTTCTTGCCGCCAACTCAAAGGCTGGCAAAGATTATCAAATGATCCTTGAGGGTCTTGGTGGAGCTGCTGGAAAGACCGAAATGGATTTCCAGACAATGAAGGGAAGCCTAGAAAACACACTCAAAGGGCTTGATACGGCATTCAAAAATTTAAGTGAGGCATTAGGCAAAGCCTTCGGTCCGACCATCGCGTTAACAATACAAGACACCACCAAGGCAATCAACGGCATAGCAGATGCCATGAATTTGATACCGCAACCCGCATTAAATGCGGCAGGCTCCTTGGCTAAAGCAATAATTCAGTTGATTCTGCTCAAAAAAGCTATTGACGCAATTATCGGCTTAAGGGCATTATTCTTTGCCACCATGACGGGGATGGCGACAACTGTCACCGCGACTGGTACGGCAGCCAAAGGTAGTGCATCAGCTTTCGCTCTTTATACAGCAAATACAAAAACACTTGAAGCGTCAACTATTAGCGCAACTGGCAAAGTACGAGCATTGCAAGGCGCTTTGGCGGCAATCGCTGCCATAGGAGTCATAACAGTAACCGTTCAAATTCTTACGCAAGGCCAAGAAGCCGTAGCGGCAGCTATCGAAACAGCTCGTCTTCGCAGGGAACGCGAAGCTGGTGGCGCTGCAGCCATTTACGGAGGTTCCGCTACTGAAGAACAAAAACAAACAGCCAAACAAACATTGTCGGCAGTTAGAAAGGAGCAAGCGACATATCGTGCACCTAGCACTGTTGCAGCTCAAACACTGCTGGGTCCCCTCGCGCCTTTGTTTGGCGTTCCAACGACTGCACAAGCAGGTGCGCGTCGAACTGTTCTTGCTGAGCGGGCATTACGTGCGCAAGCAACAATGGGATTGCCAACACGCGTAGAAACTGGTGCTGGTTTGCCCACGCCTACCCCAACACCGCAAATGCCTTTTGATCGTGAAGGCGGTGGTAAAGAAAAGAAAGATAAGGCGGCAGAGGAAGAAAAGCGTTTACAAGCTCGCATACGTGGACTGCAAATTGAAACTGAAGCGGCTAAGCAGCTTTCTTTAATTAGAGGCAAAATTACACAAGCAGAAATTGCTGGCGATAAGCAACTCGCCATTCGTTTACAAGGCGAAGAGCGTAATCAGCAAATTCTTGTTGAATATCAAAAATCCCTTGAAGGTGTCACGGATGAACGCGAACAGCAGGCATTGCTGGCAAAGGCTTTAGCGGATCTTGATGCTGCAGGGATTGAGACAGCCGGCGAACTTGAGAAGCTTGCTAGTGAAAGAAAGCGTGCCGTTGAAGATGTTGTTTCCAGTCTTGAAATGGAGCTGCTAAAGCTTCAAGCCACGACGGACGTTCAAAAACAGGCAATTCAATTTTTAGAGATTGAAAACCAATTAAAAGCGCAGGGCATAACACTTAGCGACGCAGACAAAGAAGCGATCCGCCGCAAAATTGCTGAAATCCAGAAGCTCACAAAAGAGCAGGAAGCTGCCAATGCCAAGCTGCAAATGGAAAAAGATCTATTTGACGGCATAGCAAATACCGTTGCCAGTAGCTTTAGCAGCGCAATTGATGCTGCAGTGTCTGGCACCGAAAACCTTGGTGACGCGTTGAAAAAGCTTGGGTCTGATCTGCTCGCAACAATTGGCAAAATGCTGATTATGTACGCCATTGGGCAAGCACTTGGTGCTTTAGGCGGCGGCGATGGTAAAGGTGTGTTTTCGTTCCTCGCTGCAGGTTTTGGATTTAAGGGTGCCAAGGATGGTGCATATTGGCCCGGAGGGTTTAAAGCCTTTGCCGATGGCGGCGTAGTTACAAGCCCCACAATGGGTTTGATTGGCGAAGGCGGCGAACCAGAGTACGTCATCCCGCAGTCCAAAATGTCCGCCGCAATGTCCCGCTATTCGCGTGGCGCCCGTGGTGAATCCGTCATCCCCGGCAATGGCACCAGCACTGAAGGCGGCGGCGCAGCAACCGCAACGATGGAGCCAATCGACGTTCGCTACAGCGTGGAACGCATCAACAATGTGGACTACGTTACGGCTGATCAATTCCAAGCCGGCATGGCACAAGCTGCCCAACAAGGAGCCATTCAAGGTGAACGCCGCGCCATGCGAACCTTGACCAACAGCGCTGCTGCTCGCGGGAGGCTCGGAATCTGATGGAATTTAATTACGGCCACTTGTTCGAGTTAGGCCCTACCAATCAAACCCGCTTCAGCTTCCAAAATTTTCGCATCAACGAACAAATTACATACAACGATCGCAACTACCTATATCTACCTTTCGGATTTGGTGGTGCGGTTGCAACGCTCAAGGGCGACAACCTAGACGCCACCTTGCAATTCGGCAACACCGATATCACGCGCAACTGGACCGCCGAAGCAATCCAGGGTTTGTGGGTCGGCAAAGTGACCACAGTTTTGTGGTCAGAAGCCAGCATCGCCCGCGTTCTGTACAGCTATTGGGGTGTCTGCTCTGCCGGCGGCTGGGATGAAACCAGCATCCAAGTTTCGCTGAATAGCGTGCTGGATGCCGTTGATGCAAACGTACCAGCCCGCCGGTTGACGCGCCGCACAATCGGCAACATCCCCTTTACCAGCTCTGTACGTGTGTAAGCACCTGATTGGTCGCCCCTACACCTACGGCGAGAACGATTGCATCAACCTTGTCCTCGACGCCTTAGGCGAAATGGGCATGAATCCACCAGAGGTCAATACCGACTGGTACGCCATGACCCCACGGCAAGTCTTGCGAGAGCTGGAACGCTTCTGCAATCGCATTGACTGGCCGGCTTACGATGGTGACATCACGTTGTTGGCTGCCAGTCCGCTGGCATTTGGGGTTACATGGCAGAACGGTATCCTCTTCATAAACCCCTTGATCTCCGCAGTGGACTGGAAACCGGCGGACAAGCTTACGATCCGCCGCTCCTACCGTATGAAGTTGCGCTGATCGAAGCGCTTGGATGTAGCCAAGAGGATTATAAGCAGTTTGTCCGTTATGCGCGTGATGCCGTACATGTGCGCCCTGCTCAATATGAACATATACCGGAGATTTACGCACTGGGACCTGGAGTAATACCAGCTGTATCGTATTTAGGCGCACAAGCTGCAGCAAAGTCAGCAACAACAATTATTCTTACTAACCTTGCCATCGGCATTGCCTTAACCGCCGCCAGCATGTTGCTGGCACCAAAGCCGCCCGCTATTTCCGATAAGCGCGTCAAGCAGCGCGAGCTACGCAACCAGATTGGTCCCAGCCGCTTCAATCAGACCTCATCGTTCGACAACATCGCGTCTCTTGCCGAGTACGGGCAAGTCATTCCGATTCCTTTCGGTAAGCTCGACTTTGGCGCCGATGGTGTAGATACAGGCGGTCTGACACTGACACCCGCACTTGTTTGGAGCCGCGTCTACTCCTACGGAACCTACCGCGCATTTGAGGGCATCTACGTTGCCGGTCAGTACGGACTAGCGACGCCGAAAATTGCCGGTGTCCGCCTTGGCACTTTTGCACTTAACAACCTAAACCTCAACGAATACGCGCTGTTCTGGTCATCACAGGTTGGCAAAAACAATCCGTCTGCCGTCCGCGCTTTGATTGGCGGCACGCAAGGTGCACGCGACTCTGGTACATCCGGTCGCCCTTTTGTATTTACGGCCCCAAGCATTGAGCAGGACGTTGATGACTCGGCATCAATGGCGCACTCACCCCAGTCGCAAGTGCAGTTTGGTACTGCCACGCCCATCCATAACGGCACTGCATATCGCTACAACTGGGAAATCATCAGCGCCCCGCGCATCAGCTTCGAGGGCGAAAACGGCGACGAAACCAAGAAAGAGATTCGCGCTCGCCGCCGCAAAATTGCCGGCAGCCTCGCTGATCAAATCCCAGACGACAGGGAGAGTGCTGACGCTCGCGCAGGGCAGCCTGGCGTGGGTCGTGCCTACTCCCGCACAATGGGGCTTACGCACCACCGCCCAGTCAACAGCTTTAACACCACCGAGTACAACAGCAAAGCAGTCGTCAACACCCAAAAAGGCGACATAATCAAGTTCACCCTTTACCGCCAAGATTGGGTGGATTTAAACAGCGACTTCACTTACAACGGCTACAAAACAGAAACTACAGTCAAAGACCTCAAGGACTCAGCTAAAACTTGGCGCGAGAACGCATCGGACTTGCTGAGCGTCGGCACCGAGTGGATTATTGGTGCGACCGTATGGCGTGTCATCAAGAATGCCGGCATTGATAACGTCGTCAGCCGCCTCGTGGTTGACATGGAGTGCGTAGAAGTCCTCGGCGACGACCGCATCGGTATTGCTGGTGAACGAGCTGTCGGCAAAGCATTAGTTGGTTATGAAGGCGCCACATTTGATCAAACGATCCATTGCGACATCAACCACTGGCCGCTGTGCCGCTACTACTCCTCCTCAATTCGCCCCGTTAGGCGTGAAGCGCAAGTCATCGAACTAGGCATTCGATCTCAAGTTTGGAACCGCGCCGAGGGTTTGTGTAATTTCAGCACCATCCCCACCCCGGCCAAGCTTTTCCGTTTTGACAAAAAGAGTGTCACGGTTACAACTCCACGCCAAACGCGCTATTTCAACCGCGCCAGCTTCTTCCAAATTGCAGTACGCCCAGTCCCCACTCGTTCGATAACACTTGACTGGTCTGTAATCCCGCAACTTTTGTGTGTGGTGGGTCGCAGCCCCGTCGAGCTACACAATTACATTCGCATCAAAGCTAGCGATACTGAGTACTACGAGTACAAATTTATCCCGAAGACAGGCGCCGATATTTACCATAACTACGTTGGACTTTCCGCATGGCGTCTCAAAGCTGACGAAGAGCGCGTATTGGGTTGGAGCTTTTTTAAGACCGATTACGGCTTTTTCGGGCTGCAGACCAATGGCATGGTCGTAAATGTCAGCGACCTAACCAACTCCCCTCAGCTTTTAACCGACAAGAGCGACGCAAATAACGCCCCGACTGTTCTACCAACCACCTATAGCCCTACAGCTATTGCGGTTAGCGATACGCGCGTCAATCAAGGTGACAATCGAGCCGTAATAAACGCATGGCTCACCCACATCTTTGGTGCGGCGACCGATGAGCGCTATCAAGGCACAACTCAAGGCCAGCGAATCACAGTTTCAAAATCTGGTAAACCCGAGCACACGCTGGAGTTCAGGGTAAAAGCTACATCCGTAAAAAATAAAGACAAGGATAAAGACAGCATCCGCCGCTGGACTTGGCAAGACATCTCGTACACAGTTTTGAATCATGTAG